AAGTAGGTAGACGGGTCATGCGACTAGCTGGACTGTCAGAAGACTTACGTCTTATGGACTTACGTAGAACAGGAGTAACCCAAATGGATCAGAAAGGTGTACCAATAAACCAGATCATGTCTGTGACAGGACACAATCACATGGCTTCAGTGAAGCCTTATCTGAAACATTCGTATGACAGTGCAAATAATGCATTGACAATGCGTAATGTATCTGTATCCTTGAGTGAAACGAACAACATAGAAAGTGATGCATATGAATGTAAGAAATATAATTAATGATCTATCACTTAGTAATGGTGAAACTAAACGTATGAATTGTCCTGAGTGTAATGGATACAAAACGTTTACTGTTACTAACAACATGGGATCATTGTTGTGGAATTGTTATAAAGCAGGGTGCAGTGTGTCTGGCGGCACACGTACCCACCTTACGGCAGAAGACATACGTAAGTCACTGGGTAGTGTTGCACAAGAGACACATGCTGTAACTTTCGACAAGCCAGAATGGATTGTGTACGACAATGCTGCAATCCAAGACTTCTGTGATCAGTGGGGGCTTAACCCCGATATGATGGGGCTTATGTATGATGTGAAGGAAGATCGTGTGGTCTTCCCTAATCGTCACAACGGTATCATGGTTGATGCCTGTGGCAGAGCACTTGGTAAACGTCTACCAAAGTGGAAAAGATATGGAAATAGTAGCTTGCCATACACGTTTGGTTGTGGTAAAACTGCTGTAGTTGTTGAGGACTGTGTGAGTGCTGCTATTGTAGGTGCAACAGACAGACTTGGATGCCAAGATGGTGGTGTATATGTCGGGGTAGCAGTGTTGGGTACATCACTATCAGAGGGACACAAACGGTACTTATCACAGTTCTCAACAGCAGTGATTGCTCTAGACCCCGATGCACTACCGAAGACCCTAGCAATTGCAAAAGAATTACGTGGTCACGTACCAAACGTAAAGGTGCTACGACTACACGACGATCTCAAGTATCGTCACCAAACCGACTTCGACGATTTACGACACTTAGGAGAAACATAATGGAATTATCACTTGTACGTAGTCTGATGGACAAAGAGTTCTACGATGATCATCGTGGTGCTCGTTGCCCTGACAGACTATTCAGCAAAGATGTACGTAAGATCAAGCAGTCCATTGACACTGCTATGGATCGTTACGAACGTACCGTAACACCAGATGAGATTGAAGCCTTGTTCATGGCTAACAATCCTACACTTACTACTGCACAGAAACAGGCATACTCACATCTGTTTATGCAGATCAAACGTGAAGCACCAATGGGTGGTGATGTAGCACAGGAAGTGTTATCCAAACTGTTCCAACAGGTGGTGGGTGAGGACATCGCCAACCTTGGCTTTGATTATGTGAACGGTGACAAGTCTAGTCTTGAGCCGTTACGTAATCTGATAGAGCAGTATGGAGATGACTTTACTCCCAATTTGAAAGTTGATTGGGAAGACACAAGTCTTGATACGATACTTGCTATGACTGACCTTGAGTCACAATGGACATTCAACATACCTACCCTTGTACGCAAGGTAGAGGGCATCAATGCAGGACACCTGATTGAGGTAGGTGCAAGGCCAAACACAGGCAAGACATCGTTCCATGCCTCTCTTGTGGCTGGTCCTGATGGTTTTGCATGGCAGGGTGCAAAGTGTATTGTCTTGTGTAACGAAGAAGGATACCACCGAGTCGCACACAGATACATCACGGCTGCTACTGGAATGGACAAGTACCAGATCAGCAAGAACAGGATCACGGCTGCTGATGTATTTGATCGTATCCGTAGCAAGATCATGTTCAAAGATGCTACAGGACGTGACATGAATTGGGTAGAGTCTGTATGTAAATCATACAAGCCTGACATTGTGATCCTAGACATGGGTGATAAGTTTGCTAGGACGGGTGGCTTTGCCAGACCTGACGAAGCACTGAAGGCTAATGCTGTACATGCTAGGCAGATCGCCAAGCAGCAAGAGTGTGCCATTTTCTACATGTCTCAGCTATCAGCAGAAGCAGAGGGCAAGGTTGTACTCAACCAAGCCATGATGGAAGGCTCACGTACAGGTAAGGCAGCAGAAGCTGACCTGATGATTATGATTTCCAAGAACCCTACAGTCGAGGGTCAGGAAGAAGAAGACATTCAACGCCACATCAATGTGGTCAAGAACAAACTATCTGGGTGGCACGGTATCGTGCACTGTAATCTGGAATACAAAACTGCGAGGTACGTTGTATGATAAAAGTAACTAGCTTAGATCACATGGGTGGTGACATTACAGTAGTAAACGCAGCCCGTGTATCATTCGGTAAACGATCTGGCATGGTCTGTGTGGATCATGTGATAGGCAAGTGGCAACTTGAGGACAAGGATAAAAGGCTCATATACTATCTTGCAAAGCATAAACACATGTCACCATTCGGACATTGCTTTGCCAGCTTTCATGTCAAGGCTCCTATCTTTGTGGCTAGGCAGTTGGTGAAGCATAAGTTCTTACGTTGGAACGAGATTAGCCGTAGGTATGTGGACGAAGAGCCTGAGTTTTATTGGCCTAAACAATGGAGAGGTCGTAGTACAGATAAAAAACAAGGGAGTTCAGGTACGGTGTCAATAGATGAAGTCAGTATAAAAAATGACTTTGATTTGGGGGTGGATGTGTACAACAGATTACTGGATGATGGTGTCTGCCCAGAGCAAGCACGTATGGTATTGCCTCAGTCTACCATGACTGAGTGGTACTGGTCAGGTAGCCTAGATGCATGGGCTGATATGTGTAAACTCAGATGTGCTTCTGACACACAAGCAGAGACACGAGAGGTTGCAGATCAAATCAGTACTGTAATGAGTGAAAAGTTTCCTGTATCATGGGATGCCCTACTAAGGGGTGTTAGCAGAGATGAATGGCAGACATGTGTGTGTTGTGGTGGTCCATCTTATAATGACATATGTGGATTTTGCTTAGAGGAAGAGTAATGATACGAGAAATGACAGACGAAGAACGACAAAGGGCAAAGGAGAAACGACAGATGAATACAGCTATTATGACAGAAGAGATTATATTACACTCAGCAATGAAACGTAACAATCTGACAGTGAAAGAAGCAGTAGAAGCAATGGAAATCTATGGTAATGACAAAGAATTTTATCAACACCTTGACATGGTGTATGCAAGTGAGGTAACACTAGACGAATGAAACACTTAACACTCGACGTAGAAAACACTGTGACCAAACGGGATGGCAAGCTACACCTTGATCCATTCGAGTCTGGTAATACATTAGTCATGGTGGGTATGCTAGATGATCTTGGCAACGAAGCTATAGTGACATTTGATCACGCAGAGCATCCACCCACCGACAGGGGAGCACAGATAGTACAAGACCTTCTTGACTGTGCTCCTCTGCTTATCATGCACAATGCCGCACACGATCTCGTATGGTTGTGGGAGTCTGGGTTCACATACAATGGCCCTATCTTCGACACCATGCTAGGGGAATACATACTACAACGTGGGCAGAAAGAACCACTGTCCCTTGAGGCATGTGCAGAACGTTATGAACTTGACACCAAGAAACAGGACACCATGAAGGAATGGTTGAAGGCTGGTAAGCAAGTTCGTGACATGCCACACACAGAGTTATCAGACTATCTGTCTGCTGACCTTGCAGCAACGCAGCAATTGTATCGGCGTTTGGCGACGAAGTACGAGGCATGTAGTACACTGGAAGGAACAGCACGGCTAACCAATCAGCTTGCTGTACACCTTGCACGTATATACCAACGTGGCTTTGCCGTTGACATGTCTGTACTTGAGGAAGTTAGGCAAGAGTTTACACAAGAACGTGACACTCTCATAGCCAGCCTTGCTGCACAGGTACGTACACTAATGGGTGACACACCTATCAATCTCAATAGCCCAGAGCAATTGTCTTGGGTTATCTACAGCCGCAAACCCAAGGACAAAAAGTTTTGGGCTGATTTGTTTGATGACTACATGGACGATCAGGACTACAAGTATCAGGTACGTAACAGTAGTGATGTCTTGTACAAGCAGAAAGCAAAGCAATGCAATACCTGTAAAGGTAATGGGTATATACGAAAAGTAAGGAAAGATGGTACACCGTATGCAAAAACCAATAGATGTAATGATTGCAACGCCACTGGCTTTTTGTTTCTGGATACCCCCGATAGGGCAGGGCTAAAGTTTACTGCACCAAACAGTAAGTGGGTAAGTGCCAATGGCTTTAGCACCAGCAAGGAAAACCTTGTTTACCTTGAAGGTGTAGCCCGTAGCAAAGGTAACACAGAGGCAGAACAGTTCCTATCCAATGTTCGTAGGCTATCTGCCGTGGAAACCTACCTCTCTAGTTTTGTAGAGGGTATTTCAACCCACGTCAAGCAGGATGGTAAACTTCATGTCAGACTGTTGCAACATCGCACAGGTACTGGCAGACTGTCAGGGGCAGACCCCAATATGCAGAACATGCCCCGTGGTGGTACGTTCCCTGTTAAACGTGTATTCAAATCTCGTTGGGATGGCGGTCACGTGATGGAAGCTGACTTTGCCCAGCTTGAGTTCAGAGTTGCTGCATTCCTATCACAAGACAGGACTGCCATTGACGAAGTGACTACAGGCTTTGACGTACACTCATACACTGCCAAGGTTATCAGTGATGCAGGTCAACACATGTCCAGACAGGAAGCCAAGGCACACACATTTGCCCCTTTGTATGGGGCAAGTGGGTTCGGTAGGACACAGGCAGAAGCTGAGTACTACCAGCAGTTCACAAAGAAATACAGTGGCATTGCTAGGTGGCACACCTCACTTGCTAGTGAGGCATTGAGCACAGGCAAGATCACTACACCGTCTGGTCGTGAGTTCTCATTCCCTGACGTACAACGTAGACGTAATGGGAGTGTGACATATTTCACACAGATAAAAAATTATCCTGTACAATCGTTTGCTACTGCTGACATTGTACCTATATCTCTGATATACATTGACAAGATGTTAGAGGTAAATAAACTTAACAGTTGTATCGTCAACACAGTGCATGACAGTATTGTGATTGACGTACACCCCAATGAGAAGGAGAAAGTATTACGGATCATTAGCCGTACTAATGAAGTACTTACGTCACTGGTCAACAAACGATGGGACTTGGACTTCAACGTTCCGTTGCTATTAGAAGCAAAAATCGGTCCGAATTGGCTTGACACAAAGGACGTAGCCTGATATAACTATAGCTCTGTTAAAACGAAAAGGAGAAACACATGACACTAGTAGAAACATTTGACACATCAAACTACAGCCAAATGGCAGCAACAATGGGTATGTCTGCTGACAACAAACCTTCCCGTGATAGCTCAACGCTGGCACGTTTACGCATCAATCACTCAGCCATTATGGGTGAGCAAGATGTAAATGGTAAGAAGGTAAAGCTAGAGGTAGTCTCTGGTGGTACATACAAGTTGGAGATTCCTGATGGTCCAACGTATTACGCAGAGTCTGCAGTCATCCGTCCATACATGCAACGGTTCATGTACAAACGATTCATCATGGGTAACAATTCCACACCCAATCGTTATGTCAAGACCGTCATGGCTGACAACTTGAACACTGATCTCAAGGACAACGATGGTGGGTTCAACTGTGGTAAACCTGCAGGTTGGATCGAAGACTTCAAGGCATTGCCTCAGAAGACACAAGAACTTATCCGACAGATCAAACGTGTACGTGTGATGTTCGGCACAGTATCGCTGGTCAATCCCGTAGATGCCAACGGTAATCCTGTCACACAAGACCTGACAGATACACCATTCATCTGGGAGATTGAAAACCGTGATGCATTTAAAATGGCTGGCGGTATCTTCACCAAACTTGGAAAGATGCGTAGGCTACCACCAATGCACACGATCAAGTCTAGTACACAGGAACGCAGCTTGCCAAATGGCAATAGCTTCTTCCTTCCAGACTTGGAGTTGGATGTAACAACCTCATTGGATCTTGATGCAGAGGCACAGGAAACTCTTACAAACTTCCTTGCTTGGATCGCAAACTACAATGAGTATATCGTAAATGCTTGGGATGAAAATGCCAACAAGCACGAGGATATTCCATTCGGTGATGTGGATGACATCATTGATGCAGACATGGACGAGTTTGCGTAATGGATCATCCTGCTGAACTAGCAATACATCAGTACCTTCAAGATGCTGCCAATGGTAAGTCACAAATGTCTGACGAAACTATTGAACGTGTCGCCACTGAAGTTGCTGATGCATTGAAGAGACAGTTTGGCTCTGGTAATAAACGTGACAAGTTTAAGTTAAGGATGTCCAACATTGGGCGTCCTACTTGTCAGCTTTGGTTTGAAAAGAACCAGCCTGAGAAGGCATTACCAAGACCCACAACGTTTGTAATGAACATGATGATAGGAGATATAGTTGAGGCGGTTTTTAAAGGTATTCTCACGGAAGCAGGAGTACAGTTTCAAGACACTGATCACGTTACTTTACAGGTTGGAGATAGAGATAATAGCTCTGTCAATGGTAGCTATGATCTTATTATTGAAAATTCTGTCGATGACGTAAAGTCTGCATCTGATTGGAGTTACAGAAACAAGTTTAAATCATACGAGTCTTTGGCATCAAAGGATTCGTTTGGTTATGTAAGTCAACTTGCTGGTTATGCCCAAGCATCTGGGTATAAAGCTGGTGGTTGGTGGGTTATAAACAAAGCCAACGGGCAGTTCAAGTATGTTAAATCTGAGATTGACATGCACAAGCAACTGCGTAAGATCCAAGATACCGTGGAGACTGTTAATGACAATAGTTTCCAACGGTGCTTTTCCCCTGTACCCGAATTGTTTCGGGGGAAAGCAACGGGAAACTATATACTTGATGAAGGTTGCAAGTTCTGCGACTTCCGTCAGGAGTGTTGGCCTTCACTGCAAGAGATACCATCCAAGGTATCACAAGCAAAGGAGCCGCCAATTATGCAATATGTAGAAAGGAGTGACGTATGATTGGAGATGCTGAAATAAAAGAGATGCAAGAACACATTGCAGAAATGGAACGTGAGATTGCAGCAAAGAAGAAAGCCCTACGTGAAGCTAAGTACGCAGGGCTACGTGCAGCTATGCAAGCTCGTAAAGAAGCAGATGATGCTGTTAAGCAGGAGCTAAAGGAATTAGGTATTACACAACCTACATCCTTTGGAATACCACTAGACTTTCATTGGAAGTTCTAGTGAATCATAAGCAATTTAAAGCTGCACTGAAGCAGGGGTATAGGAGTGGTCTTGAGATAAAGGTCAAAGAATTTCTACGAGAGAATAACATACCTATAAAGTATGAGTACCTCAAGATAGAATGGGAAGACCTCATGTACCGTACCTATACCCCTGATTTCATATTGCCCAACGGTATAATCGTTGAGGTTAAGGGTAGGTTCACTGCCGCAGATCGACGTAAACATATCTGTATCAAGAAACAACATCCTAAGTTGGATATACGTTTCGTATTTGAGAGTAGCAGACGCAAGCTAAGTAAGGGTGCTAAGTCTACCTATGCATTGTGGTGTGAAAAGAATAAGTTTATGTACAGTGATCGTGTAATACCACAAGAGTGGTTGAAGGAGAAAGGTAAAAACATGCACCCAGATTTTATCCACTTCCCTTTGAAGAAAGTAAAAAGGAGATAGTATGGCTACGATATTTAAAGAGTTCGATGATAATGACGTAATGGTAAGGCTATCACCTTTCTTAGACCCCAAGGGAGAGTGGACAGGAGAGTTGCTGGTTGGCATTGTGTCTTCAGAAGATAACGATTTATCTGATGATGATTATATAAGTATAATGCAGCTTGGCTCCATGCTATGTGCGGCAGTACCCTTGATGGAAGATGACGAAAAGTTTAGGGAAATGCTTTACAAGCATACACAAAATATGCTAGAAGAAGATAAGAAAAAGAAACCAACGATCACACGACAAGAAGATAATGTGATCAAAGTAAATTTTTGAAAGGAGCAAACGAATGGCAGACATAGTAAACAACCCACCACATTACAATCAAGCTGGTATTGAATGCATAGATGCCATTCGTGCAGCTACTGGTGATGGTTTCCAGTATTATTTACAAGGTAATATTATGAAGTATCTCTGGCGGTATCGTTACAAGAATGGCCTAGAGGATTTGAAGAAAGCCAGATGGTATCTGGATTCATTAATAGAGGATCTTACAGATGAGAGCCAAGATTTTTTTAACAATTGAATTAGATGAAGAGGATTACCCTATTCCTGTAGATGGAATGGTGGTTGAAGAGATAGACGAAACAATACGTAATCTAATCCATGATGTAGATGGTATGGATGTAAAATCAATGAAGATAATAACAGAGGAATAACACATGAATATGAACGATTATCAAAATCAGGCTTCCAAAACAGCAATATATCCTGCGTCTGTACAGGTACTGTACCCTACACTAGGACTTGCAGGGGAAGCTGGTGAGGTAGCAAACAAAGTAAAGAAGATTGTACGTGATGGTAAACTTGACAAAGAAGCTATCGGTTCAGAGATAGGAGATTGTCTTTGGTACATTGCAGCTATCTGCAAAGACTTGGGATTAAAGATGGAAGATGTAGCACAAGCTAACCTTGATAAGCTACGTCAACGTCAGGAGAAAGGCACACTATCAGGATCGGGGGATACAAGATGAGCAACTATTTACCAACTGACTATCAGTCATTTATACACAAATCACGGTATGCGAAATACTTCGATGGATATGGACGTGAGACATGGGACGATACAGTAACACGTTACTCAGCCAATGTTATCTCTGATAACGTACCGTCAGAACTCAAGTACGAACTTGAGCAAGCTATACTTGGGCTAGAGGTAATGCCATCCATGAGAGCTATGATGACTGCTGGCCCTGCATTAGAACGTGATAACACTGCTGGATACAACTGTAGTTATCTACCCGTAGATGATCCTAAATCCTTCGATGAGGCTATGTTTATCCTTCTCTGTGGTACTGGTGTCGGCTTCAGTGTCGAGAGGCAGTTCATCAGCAAACTTCCCGAAATCCCTCAACTGTTCGACAGTGATACTACCATTGTGGTTAAGGACAGTAAAGAAGGTTGGGCTAAAGCATTCAGACAATTGTTGGCACTCCTGTGGGCTGGTGAGATTCCCAAGTGGGATGTTTCTCTTGTACGTCCTGCAGGTGCAAGACTAAAGACGTTTGGTGGTAGAGCCAGTGGCCCTGCACCTCTTGTAGAATTGTTTAACTTTACTGTAACCACATTCAAGAATGCACAAGGACGTAAGCTATCCAGCATTGAATGCCATGACCTGATGTGTTTCATTGGTCAGATCGTAGTTGTGGGTGGTGTACGCAGATCAGCAATGATCAGCCTGTCCAACCTAAGTGATGACCGTATGCGTCATGCTAAGTCAGGACAGTGGTGGGAGACTGCAGCACACCGTGCCTTGGCAAATAACAGTGTGTCATACACAGAAAAACCTGATGTAGAAACATTCATGCGAGAGTGGATTGCATTGGTAGAGTCTAAATCTGGAGAGAGAGGGGTATTTAATCGTGAAGCATCTAAGAAACAGGCTGCTAAGTATGGTAGACGTGATCCTAACTACGAGTTTGGGACTAATCCGTGCAGTGAAATTATTCTTCGTCCGTATCAGTTCTGTAATCTTACGGAAGTTGTTGTCCGTGCAACTGACACTCTGGAAGATTTGGAACGTAAAGTACGACTGGCTACAATTCTTGGAACTATACAGTCTACATACACCAAGTTCCCATATCTGCGAAAGGTGTGGCAACGAAATACAGAAGAAGAACGACTGCTCGGTGTGTCTC